ATGCTGCTACAGATCCTATGTTTTACAATCAAACTAATGGTGCTGCAACTTTCTATTCTATTATAAAGAAACCATTTACCGAATCACACAAACAAAAATTGAAAGATAAGAGAAAAGGCAGACCAATTTCTAAAGAACATGCAGAAAAATTACATGCTGGTAGAAGAAACAGCAAAAATTCAGAAAACCACAAAAATATCCTGGCAAAACTAAGCAGAGAAAGAATATTTACACAAGAAATGATTGATAAAGGTAGAAATACTTTATATAAAAATAATACCCCAGAGCAACTTTCTGAGAGAGGAAGAAAGGGTGCTGCTGCCAAAACATTAGAAATGCGACCTGAAAATTACTCAGAAATTCATTCAGCAAGAATGAAATTGTGGTGGAAACTTCGCAAGGAATCCAAATAATGTGTGCAGTATCAGTTTATTTCAACAATTTCAAATATCGAGGCGAACAAAGTCTTCTTGAAGATCTGGTAATTGAATCAATCAAACAGTATGGAATTGATGTACATTATTTACCAAAAACAATCAATAATTTAGATAAAATCTATGGCGAAGATGCAATTTCATCATATGATAGTAACTATATGATCGATATGTATGTAAAGAATGTTGAAGGGTTTGGGGGGCAAGGAGATTTCTTATCCAAGTTCAATCTTCAGATTCGTGATCAAATGACATTAACAGTAGCAAGAAGAACATTTGAAGAAGAAGTAGGGCAATATGAACAAATCACTAGACCAAGAGAAGGAGATCTTATTTTCTTCCCATTAAATAATAAGATTTTTGAGATTACATTTATTGAACATGAACCAGTGTTCTATCAACTTGGCGCATTGCAAATGTATGATATTGTATGTGAATTGTTCGAATACAATAATGAAAGATTCAACACGGGATTGGTTGATGTTGATTCTCTTCAGAAAGAACTTACAACTAATATGGTTGAATTTGGAATTATAGGATCTGATGGATTCTCTCTAATATCTTCTAATGGATATCCTGTTGTACATTCTGGATATAATTATGATGAACAAGAAGGTGATGTGTTTGCTGATAATGATGAATTGCAAGTAGAGGCAGATGGGGTGATTGATTGGAGTTCTTCAGATCCATTTTCCGAGAAGGGTAGATTCTAGTGCTCAACGTTTCTTTTGAACATGACACTATAAGAAAGTATATTGTCTGCTTTGGAAATATCTTCAATGACCTCTATATCAATAGAAGAGACTCAGCAGGAAATATCATTTCTACTGAAAAGGTGCCTTTAACGTATGCAGCCAAAAACAAGATGCTTGCAAGACTCCAAGGGGATCCTAGTTTAGATAGACCTGTGGCAATTACGTTGCCCAGAATGTCATTTGAATATCTTGGAATGCAATATGATGCATCCAGAAAACTCAACACAATTGAAAAGGTTGCAGTAGTCACAAGTGATACAAAGGATAAATTGTATCATCAATATCAAGCTGTTCCATATAATTTCATGTTTCAATTATATGTTATGGTTAAAAATGCGAATGATGGGACAAAGATTATTGAACAGATTCTTCCATTCTTTCATCCTGATCTCACTGTAACTGCAGAGTTAATTCCAGAACTGAATCACAAAATGGATATTCCTATTGTATTGGTGAGTGTAACTCACGAAGATCTATATGAAGGTGCATTCACCGAACGTAGAGCAATGATATGGACTCTTTCATTCACTCTGCAAGGATATATCTTCGGCCCTACTAAGAAACAACCAGTGATTAAGAAAGCAATCACTAATCTGTATGCAACACCATTAGCAATTCCCATGACAAATTCATCTGCTAATAATTCTGAACATGACTTCACCTCTACAATAACTCCTGGATTGACGGCTAATGGTCAACCAACCTCTAATGCTTCGCTAACAGTACCATATGAAGATATTGAAGCAACAGATAATTACGGGTTTGTAGTACAATTCGATTATGGAAATAGTTAACGTGGAGGCCCTACAATATCTTCACCACGAATTTCTGCAATTGCATCTTGATAACCATAAGACCAAGCTGAACGTAGAGAAAATTTCTTATAGGGATTATTATTAAGGGATTTTCCACTATGATACGCGGCGAGACCTTCATCATAAGCTTTACGTTTATCAGTCATGCTAACCTCCTTGGTTATGTTTCATTATAACCTATTTCAGTAATTAACAAAAGTGATATTTTTAAGAAGAACAAATGGAAGACGATAAGAAACCAACATTATACGATAAATTAAACATGAGCAATCCTGCTCAAGAACTTCTTCCAGCCGTAATAGTGGAAGAAGACACTAGTATTGACAGAGATTTCGAAGTAGTTCAGAAAAATCTTCATGATATCATTGACACTGGTAAGAAGGCTCTGGATGATATTGCAGATATTGCAACACAATCTCAAGATGCAGAGGCATATACTACTGTAGCATCTATGATCAATTCATTAGTGTCTGCTAATCGTGAACTCTTGGATTCTCATAGACGTAAGCAAGCAGTCAAGAAAGCTGAAGCTGCAAATAACACTAACAATACTGGAAATACCAATATTTTGAATGTGACTTTGACTACAGCGCAGCTAGCTAAAATGCTTGGTGGAGTTAGAATTGATCAATAACTAAATAATGTTCTTCGCGGGATTGCCGTCCCCAAGAACTCTATGTTAACATTTTAAGGAGAAACACAGCAAATGTATTGCGTATATTTAACTATTTACAAAGGTAATAAATTACCACCATTCTATATTGGATATTCTACTGTTTATAAAGTGACTAATAAGAACTATAGAGGTTCTGTTTCTTCTTATGAATATAAAGAAATTTGGGATAAAGAATTAAAAGAAAATCCAAATTTATTTAGCACAAAGATAATATCTCATTGCGAATTACAATCTGATGTGTGGGCAAGAGAAAAGGAATTGCAACGAAAATTAGATGTAATCAACAATCCTTTGTATATCAATAAGGCAATTGCAGGTCATGCAAATAACTCCGGTAAAAGAAATATTACCAATGGTATATTAGATAGAAGAATTTTACCGAATCTAGAAATGCCTGAAGGTTGGTGGTATGGAGAATCTGATTCTTATAAATCTACAAGAGGTCATCAAGCAGGCATACCTCATAAAATGACTGAAGAAGGTCTTGTTAAGATTGCACAAAAGAGAAGTGGTAATAATAGTTCTTCAAAGAGACCAGAAGTTAGAAAGAAAATAAGTTCCACTTTAACAGGAATCAAATTATCCAAAGAACGAGTGGAAAATCAAAAGATTAGAATGAAAGGTGAAGGAAATCATTTCTATGGTAAAACTCATAATGATACAGCAAAGGAATTGAATAGAATATCACATTTGGGATTTGTAGTTGCAAAAGATTTGTTAACTGGTAATAATATTAGAGTTACTATAGAAGAATTCAATTCTAATTCTAATTTGACTTCTATCAATGTTGGTAAATTTTGGATAACTGATGGAGTTATTAACAAAATGATACCTAAAGATTCAGAATTACCAGAAGGATTTAGAGTTGGGATGACTAAGAAGTATGAATAATATAGCAGGATATAGAGGAAATCAAAATCTAAAGAAATCAGGAATCGCTATCGAATGGACTCCTGAATTAATCAAAGAATACATTAAATGTAGAGATGATATCATCTATTTTGCAGAAACATACTTCAAAATTATCACTGAAGATGGTATGGTTAATATCAAATTAAGAGATTATCAGAAAGAATTTATTCTTTCCATGAAAGAAAACAGATATACCGTGTGTCTTATGGGGCGGCAGCAGGGGAAAACGGAATCTGTACGTATTTTTATGATTCATTATTTGCTGTTTAATGAATATAAGACCATTGGAGTACTGGCCAACAAAGAGGCCACAGCAATGGAAATTCTCAGCAAAATTCAAATTTCATATGAACAATTGCCAAATTGGCTTCAGATTGGTGTAGTCGAATGGAACAAAGGAACATTTGTATTAGAAAATGGTTCTAGAATTCTAGCTTCTTCTACTACATCTGATTCAATTAGAGGATTTACACTACACGCAGTTCTTATTGACGAAGCTGCCCATATTGAAAAATGGGATAGTTTTTACGCTTCTGTTCTACCTACCATTTCTGCAGGTAAATCTACTAAACTGATCATGGTGAGTACACCAAATGGTCTAAATCATATGTATGATATTTGGTCTAAATCTGAAAGAGGATTAAACGAATTCTACAGAATCAAGGCTACGTGGAGAGATGTCCCCGGAAGAACTAATGCTTGGAAAGAAATGCAATTAGGATTGATGAATAATGATCAGGCCAAATTTGAACAGGAATATGAAGTTGAATTTATTGGTTCTTCAGGAACATTGATTTCTGGTTGGAAATTGAAAGAACTCATAAATGATATTACACTTC